CTCAAGCGCAAACTCTTTCACTCAAATAAGGAAGAAAAACCCTAAATGAGCCCGAGAGTTCACCTTCTTTATCAAAGAATCTCTTTTCACAATAATTGGCGAATGATTTACACTCGCTAATCATTGAGTCAGGAGACTCAAACAATAAATAAGGTAATTTATTCCTGAGGAATCGACAGATTCGATCAGGAACACGCTTGAAGCATGTTGTGACAAAACCTCTTATAGTCTGATAAACTCCTTCTATCTTCGTGAGAAGATCGAGAGAATTTTGACGCCTATAGAGGTCTTTTCTCTTTACACCATTTATCCAAACCCGGATCGCTTCAAAACGCTCTGGATGGGAAAAAAGGTAAGGAGAAACTTGTTTATCATATCCGAACCGAGCGAGATTATAATATATTCTCATCTGTTCTGGTATAAAAACAAGATTGTCACGAATGTACTTGTCAAACACATCAAAACTTGGAAATCTAGGTGATTTAACGCACTTAGAAAAATCAAGCTTGAAGTATTGATCAAGTACATTTCTGTAACGACTCATAATCCTCAGTGAACCGAACAATCGGTATTGCTGAGAAGAAAAGTCGAGACAGAAGTTCCCCACAATACGACCTCCGTCAAGACGAAGGTCGCTCATAAATTGATATCCCTCAACAGGGACATCAATTAATGAGGTTAGGAACTTCATTTGATAAACATGTTAGACATGGACTTAACCATGTCTGAAAACTGCTTCATCTGAGCCAAGAAGGCAGGATCAATATAAAATCCTGACGACTGAGGAGGATAAGCAGACATGTTCATCATAGGATTGAAAGTAGGATTGGGTCGACCCATCTTACTATAATCCATAGGTATGGTAACATTGTTATCCCGAGGTTTCTTTAACCTTAATTTAGGTTTGTTCTTCCAATCAGGAAACTTCTTTTTCAATCGAGCTAGCTCATTTGCAAAAGAACGTTCCTGAGGGGTAGAAGGATTCGAAACCAACGGGATACCTTTAAATTTCTCTTTGATCTTTGACCATAAAATCTCGACTTGTGCCTGGTCTGTAGCAGTCTTTTTAACCTGCGACGATGACCAGACACTAAAAGTATCTTTCGATACTTTGCCGGATTTGAGGTCTTTCTCAAAGAGAGAACCATATTTACCATAACCAGAGATAACCCAGTTAGGAAGCCTGTCATTTTTCAAATTCAATATTTGAGAAAGACGGGTAATAGCATCAGGAGAGATTCCAAAGAATTCTACTCTAGATGCACCTTTCTGACGTTGTTTCTGATTAGACTTAACCTCAGGCAGTATCTGATCTTTAGAATCAGGTATAACTACACGAGGTTTAGTCTTTTTCTCTTTTCTCTCTGGAAGTTTTTTCCCTTTTGGGATAACTTTCTCTTCCTCCTTTACAGGGGGAATCTCCTTTTTCAAAGGAACTTTGCTAGTACTAGCAACAGAAAGGAAAGAGCGAGGATTTATATGTCTAGCATATAATTTTGCGGATTCAAAATGAACTGAATCTTCAAAGGTTTC